AGGCCAAATGATACTTGGTTTATTAGGATCAATAGCTTTAAATTCTGGAACTGAAAGATGAAGATCAATTTTTTCTATAAGACTTTGATCTACAAATTTATTAAAATGGGCTAGTTGTAGTTCTGTGCCGCCTTTAGGACGTGTATTATTCAGTGTTGTCATAAATTCTTTCTGAAAATTTGTAAGATATACTTATTCGCCAATAAGGAGTTTTTTTTATATTATCGGACTGACATTTGTGAAAACGTGTAGAAGGAAAAACTACAAAGGTTCCCGGTTCATAAGGAATATCTACACCTTCTATATTTAGTTCTCCTCCCCAGTCTTTACCCCACACAGGGGTAAGAAATCCTACTACACTATAAAAGGTCGGATCTTTATCATCACTATGTCCTAATGTCTGGCTATTATCATTTTGTGCATTTAAAGCTATTCTTAAAATTTCTGAGGGAATTTCCCATCCATACGTTTCGTAAAATTTTATTTGTATTCTACGAGCAAGTGCTGTGAAGTAACCTATAAAGTAGGGATATCTCCCATCTCGAGTTTCTCCATTTTCTATAAATTGTACGCCGGGAAAAATTTTATAACTTGTATTACCTACTAAGCTACTTCTATCCAAACTCCACATTGCCGTTTGAGTTAATTTTCTATAGAGTTCAAAAATCTCTTTATTAAGTAAAACGTTTTTTACTATATAAAATTTACTATCTTTTGTTTTGTCCATTTGTTTTTTGCATTACTTTCTGAAGTACTTCTAACCCTTTTGGCGAAATTTCTACCCTACAATCTTGCGCTATGTCAGGTCCTTCTTTCTTGTCTTTATATATTTCTCCTGTTTTTGTATTTCTATATACTATTGTGGTAGTACATTCAATCTTTGGTAACTGTTCTATAACTCTATCCATTCTGGTTTTCTCTATTTATTATTGCGTAAGACACAATTCCTTGTATTTCATCCTTTGTTGCACACGTCATTTTTAAAATATCGTTAGATTCTAATACCAACGTTTTAGTTATTATATCAGTTGTAGAAGCAGCTGCAATACTTTGATTTCCTATTCTATAGGTAACAGCTTCGGTAGTATCTGTAACTTGAGTAACTACTGATAAAGCAGCTGAACCAGATCCATTACTAGCTTGAATCTGTTTAATTAAAACAACAGATGTGGCATTAGCTGTTAATACTGATACCGTATCCGTAGTATTTAAATTAAATCCTTTATTTTTGTATTGAATCGTCATGATATAAAAAAGTTAAATGTGTCTTGTTCTTCCTTTAAATCATTTTGAAAAGCAAAATTCAATTCATTTTTTATAGTCTCTACCGCCGCTAGAATTTGCCTTTGGTTATCTACTTCATATTCTTGATGAGGTTCTGGAATGTATGCTGTTATTTTTGCCATTATGCGTTCGCCGGTGGATAAAATTTATCAGCTGCTGTATAAAGTCCAGTGTCCCGGGGTGCTACACTCCCAAAGCTTTCTACATCCTCATCTTCTGTATAATAAGGCAGATCCCATGGCTGACGGTTTATTCCATATAAACCTAGTTTATTAAATCGAGACATGTCGTCGTAGTTAGGAGTCTGATCTCTCCAATCAGCTCTATTGCTCCACCAATCATCAAGATATTTATATTTTGGAAAATTTCTTAAAGCGTTAATACCTAAACCTACTCCAGGTAATCCCATAAACATACCACCTAACGCAGCTAGTACTCCTAGAGGATTACGTTTATATCCTCCACCTGTATCACTCGGTGTTCTTAAATTTCTATATCCTCCGCTTAATCCTAAAATTCCAGGTTGACCACTCCAAGATTGTTCGAAAAAATCTTCCTTCTCTCTTGGATCAGTTAATGTTCCTATTTGTGCACGTGTATAAGATGAAGGAGGACCTTCCATTATTCGTTCTTCACGTGGTGGAGATGATCTTTCAACAGGACTGCTTGGTGCTGCAGCTCTATCATATTCTCTTCCAACAGCTCCTGCTAGTCTAAAAGGTACTCTCATAATGCCACCACTATTTTTTTCAATTCTACTTCCATAAGTTTCAGTCCAGTCTCTTGCGATTTCTGGTTCGTTTGCCCATAGGTATCTTCTTTGTGCTTCAGATTGAAACGGCATTATCTTCTCCCATCCGGTTGTGCATCTAATCTTAATGTTCCATATCGCCACGTTTCTCCTGTGGCGTCATTAGCAATATTGATAGAAACTAATCTACCTCTTGCTCTTGTGTCTACTTTATCAGTAGTTGATGTAACTGTAAAGGGTCCCAAAGGTGAGCTAACTGGGGTATCATCTGGATAGGATGAAACATAGAGAGTCATTTTAGCATTTCCTGTTAAGTATTTAAAATCAGGTAGAAATCTTCTAACCGACATAAAATATTCTCCATCTCCTCGAAAATCGGCAAGTCCTGTTGCCTGACCCAAGGGGCTTCGTCTCATAGTTATGTCATAATCTCCCGATCGAATATAAGCAGAAATAGCACTGGTCCCAGAATAATTAACCTGATCAGTTCCTGTTTCTTGTTTATAATAAAGACTTGCTCCATACCTATTAGTAATTCCTAAAATACTTGACCACTCAGGAGTAAGAGAACTGTCATAAGCTGTTGCATATGGAACCTGGAATACATCTGCATCTTGCCACGTTGTTCTGTCTAAAGAACTGGTAGTCCAAACTTCTTCGGAGTAATTATAAGTTACACATCGATCCGTCGCATCTGATCCTGATTTAGGATAAAACCAACTTACTTCTGTATATAAACTATTATGACCTCCATAAATAATTTTATTAGAATCATAATTAATTCCTAAATTTCCTCCATCGGTATTAAATACAAAGTCTTCCACTAAACATGGGATGGATTTAACGGTTCCGTCATATCTATAGAATCCACCGGCATCTCCCATCCAATATACAGCTCCATTAGCGGAGACAGCTGCATGAGGACCCATGCATCCACAATTAGTTCCAACCATTCTAATACTAAATGTATATGGGGGTCCCACATACTGAGCTACATAAGCTGCAGTATCAGTGAGTATTAAAGTATAATCTTTTCCAGCAACAGCTGCGCGAATTTCGTTTCCATTATCTAGTCTAAAAGTTCCAGCTGTATTAATTTGAGTAGGAGTATATTCATTTAAATCTTCTTGATTAGAGAATCTAATAAACATTTTATCTTGAGTAGTTGTATCTCCAATTGTGGTTTCTGTTCCAAGATGAAATAAGTGTCTATCTCTATCTGATACAATCGTCATTACAGAAGCTGTAGGATTAGAAGTAGTAAGAAAACCCGATGTAGTTTGTGAAGCTCTATTGGTTCTAGGGTTAGATGCTCCTGCATCCCAAGTATAAGTCTTTCCATCACCAATCGTGGCAACTAAAACTTGTCCATAATTATCTAAACTCCATTGTCCCGCTTCAAGTGTAACTGTAGTGGTAGTTCGAGCTGTTCCCCACGTAGAAGCTCCCCAAGTTGAAGTACTCCATCCATATCCTGGCGTAGAAGTTGTAGGTCCTACTGTTACATAGGGGTTAATAGTAACAGCTCCCGCTGCAGTCATTCCTGTTCCAGTTTCTGTGCTAGCAGCTGTAACTTCAAACCAATCGGTATCTTGCGCTATAATTTCAAAATTCTTTTGTAAATCGGCTGCCGTATAATTAGAATCTGCAGTTACAGTTACGGCGGATAGATTTACATATTCTCCTTGAGTTAAACCATGTGAAGCTCTATTGACTCGAACGGTAGCAGAAGAATTAGTAGTAGTTAAAGTACCTCCTGTAATAGCTGTATCTAGCGGGGTAATGTCATAAAAGGCATCCCCATAGAATAAAAATAAAACTTTTGATGTTCCAACGGCTACATACTTTTCTCCTGCTAAACTGGTAAAAGCGTGCTGAGCTCTTGCGGCTCCTGGTAAAGTATTATTCCCTGCGGTTAATTGATTCCAGCCACCAATTTTTTCTGGAAGTCCATATCTAAATCTAACAAAGTCACCATCTACCCACTGGCCCTCGGCGCCAGATTCGGTAGCTTGTTTATTAAATCCAGGGACAAATTTGAGCTTTTGTAACATATTATTTATGTTATATATTAGTTATGAATATAATGAAAGCCAGAATAATATGGTTTCCGCATCGTCTTACTACCATAAATTTTGATTATTTGCAAAATAATGATTCTATAAACTGGAATGATGATCATGAAATCCAGCATTTAAAGAACATCCGAGAATTTATGAAAGAAGACGGGCTTCTTTTTCCCGGAGTTATTATGTTTAATCCTCAACAAGAAAAAGATGAAATTCATTGTGGCCATTTTAGATTTAAGGTAGCGCAAGAAATGGGGTATCAAGGGATAGAGGCCTATCGAGCTAAGCACCCTCGAGATATTCTCTATTTGACAGCTTTTACAGAAATGTGCTATAAGCATTATATTGAATTAAAGGATTTAAAGAAAACACATAGACCAGAACATAAATTTTTATGAGTTACGAATCGTTAGAAGAAGCTAAAAAATATCATATTCACAACCACAATTTTTGGGCAGGGGAATCTCTTGCCGAATATAAATATCAAATTTGGGATATTATAAAAAGAAATAAATATACTAACGTTTTGGATTATGGATGTGGTAAAGCTGTATTTCATAAACTTCTATTTAATAATAATAAAACACCGGGAGCTCCTCAAGGAATCAATATTACTTGTTATGATCCGGCTTACGTTCCTTTTAGTAAAAAACCAGAAGGACAATTTGAATTCATAATTTGTACAGATGTTCTTGAACATGTTCAGGAAGATAAAGTAGAAGAAGTATTAGCTGATATTTTTAGCTATGGAAATAATGTATTCTTAACCATTACTTGTTATGACGCTACGCAAATTTTATTAAATGGAAAAAATGCTCACTACACAGTTAAAGAACCTGATTGGTGGAAACAGAAACTAGAACCCTACAATGGAAAATTTATGGCTATCTTTCAAACCAAACCCCACAGAGGTGTAGAGATAGTTAATAAAGAAGAATGGGAACCTAATGCTGAAACAATTTCTAAACTTGAACGAAATGCAAGAAACCTAGATCCTACTCAAAAAGAAAGAGCCAAAGATATTCCCGGACTAGATAAATTAGTAAAAGATAATTAAGAACACATCACCCACGAAGTAAGTATATATTTTTCTTCTTTTAATGGAGGATTCCCTCTATGTATGTAGGGATAACCGGCAGGGAAAATT